GGACGTCGACGTGGATGACCTCGTCGCCCTGGCCGTCGCGCTGGAAGTCTCCCCGGTCACCCTGCTCATGCCGATGGACGTCACCGCCGGCGACTGCCTGATCTTCACCGGGTTCCCCGACCAGATCGTTGCCGAGCGCGCGTGGCAGTGGCTGACCGCGTCCTACCCGCTGACCGGGCCGGTGATGGGCTTCTACAGCGCCGCGCTGCCCTTCTGGGAGCGCCGCGACATGGAGGAACGGATCGGCGCGCTGAGGCGCTGACGTTCACGCTCGAACACGCGCCGCTGCTTGCGCGTCAGTTCGTCGTAGTTGGGCATCCGGCTCAACGTCTGCGACCACAGGTGCTCGACCACCGCGGCGGGCACCAGCATCGGCGCCGCGTCCACAGCCCGCAGCTGCTCAACCACCACGTTGTCGGAGTACCAGAACGTGCAGCACTCGTCGAAGCCGCCGATCTCCTGCCATAGCTCGCGGCGCATCATAAAGCACCAGCCTGACAGGTGGCGGCCCACGATGTGGCCCACGGTGTTGACGAACAGGTCACGCTGCCGCTGGTCGCGCGGGCACTTGGGGGACACCACCGGATGATCAGCCGCCAGCAGCTCGTCCAGCCAGCCACCGTGGAAGATCAGATCGTTGTTGGCGAACACGATCCACTCCGCGGACCCCAGCTCTGCGCCGCGGTTGCAGAACCCGTTGTAGTTGAACGGCTCGGGCGCGTGCACGGTCTGCGTACCCTCGTAGGTGCAGCCCTCCTGCTGCTCGAGCACCCAGATGTTGACGGGCTGCCCCGCGGTGGCCACACAGCTGCTCACCGTCTCCTGCGTCATCGCCGCCAGCTCGGGCGTCTTGGCGTAGGACAGCACCACCACGTCAACGACGGGCGGCGACACGCTGCTGGGTTTCGGTGGTGGCATCGGAATAATCGTAGTAGTAGAGCACCCGCTCGATGTGGTGCTGACTGCGCAGATGCCGCTTGAGCTGCCGTGAGTAGGCCACGTCCTCGCCGCACGTCACCAACGGGAACGGTGCCTTGAGCGCCAGCTCCCTACGAACGCAGCAGAGGTGATTGGGCAGCCGCCGATACTCCCTGGGTGTGCGGCAGTCGCGGGCGATGTCCTTGGAGAAGCGGCACAGCCTGGCCCGGCCGCCGTTGAGCGTCACCGAGGCCAGGAAAGTGATCACGTCGGCCCCGCTGTCGATGCCGTCCAATACGGCCGCGAACATGTCGGGGGCGATGCGATCGTCGTCGTCGACGAACTGGACGTAGCGGCCCTGGGCCATGCCGACCATGATGTTGCGCTTGCGCCCCAGCGGCATCTGCTTGTTGTCGGTGAGGATGAGGATTTCCATTCGCGCCTGATAGTCCAGCGGCAGCGCCTCGTACTGCTCCCACACCTGGCGCGCAATGGCCGGCCCGAACGTCAAATACCTGGTGTGCGTCGAACAGATGAGCACGCTCAGGTCAACGGACATTCACCGGCTCCACCGCAATACCGGCAAGTAACTCGAGGGATGGCTCCCACTGCGGCCCCTTGCGTGCCAGCACGAACACGCCGGGTGCTTGCGGATCGTCCTCCAGCGCCTCCCGCTCCAGGTGCAGGGCGTCGAGAATCTCCTTCATCGCGACGCGGGTGTAGCGCCAATGGTCCTCGGGGTAGGGATGGTATTTGAAGCCGGGACTGCGGGTGGTCACGAGCAACATGCCGTTCGGCTTAACCGCGGAAGCCAGCTGCCACATGCAGCCCCGCCAGTCGCGGACATGCTCGAGCATCTCGGTGCTCACCACGAGGTCCCAGCCGTAGCCCACCTCGTCGCACAGGCGCATACAGTCCACCACCTGGTCGACGCGCGGCCCGGCGCTGGCGTCCACGCCCAGATATTGTGACGGTTCCAGCGATTCGATATACGGACGAACGCTGCCGTTCACGTCGTAGCTGCCGACCTCGAGGACACGCTTCCCGGCTACGTCCTCAGCAGTCAGCACCAGCTCGACGAAGTTGAGCACGCTCTCATGCACGAGCTCAGCTTATGTGATGCCCTTGATGTCGGTCCACGCCTCGCCGTCGGTCCACTCGGCGTAGTACAGCGGGATCAGTTCGTCCGACGTCGGATCGTTGGGGTCCTTGCCGATGAACTGCGGATCAGGCAGCACCATGTAGCCGAGCGAACCGGCGTCCGGATCGGTCTTGGACCGGCGGAACGAACCGATGTCGTTGAGCTTGCACAGGCTGTAGCCCTCGGCGTTGTAGAGGAACTTGCCGCGCTTGCGCCGGGCGAAGATCAGGACGATCTGATACTCGGGGGCCTCGGTGTCGACCGGCTTGCCGATGTTGAAGTGCTCGGTGCCGGGGTCCTCCACGATCGGCACGCCATCCTGGTCGGCGAGCACCAGGTTCATCCGCAGGCGCTTCATCAGCGGCTTCAAGGTTTCGACGCCGGTGAAGTTGATCGCCAGAGACTCGCCGGTCAGGTCGGAGTCGAACGGCATGTTGCTCTGCAGGATCATCTGGTTGTCGTTGGTGATGTCGGGCGCGCGCTCCGGACCGCCATCCTCGGTCATGGCACCGATCAGGAAGAACCCCTCGTTGTCATCCGGGTTAACGATCCAGTCGCCCTCGACGAGAATGTGGGCGAACAGGTCGTCACGCAGGGTGCCGTCCTCGGCGAACGGGGACCAGTTCCGTGTCGGACTCGGAGTGTCCACCTTCCACGGGCTGATGTTGGTGTCGGCACCGCGGTTGTCGCGGATCAGAACGGCCGCCAGGCCACCGCGGGTATTGAACCGGCTGTCGACATCGCCGAATCCCCCGGCTCGCCAGGATGTTCCAGTTGCGGGAATGGTCATTAGTTACACCCTTCGGATTGCGCGATTCAGTCGAATTCTACGACACATTTATTCGTAGGATTGTCCGAATTGATATCGTCCTACATATCGGATAATTTGATCGTCCCCATACGCTTCTCTACGCGGGTATTGAAATACTTTCAGATAATCAATATTGAAATCTTCCAGATATCTGGCTAAAAGAAGCATTCTTCGATGCGTGTTTTGCGATTCGGTGCTGGCGTTGTCCTCGCCGAGGCTCTTGCGTACCAGCGTATGCACGCTGACCACCGGGTCTGCGCGCGACTCCTCGACGCTCTCGACCCCCGCGATGCACTCGACCACCGTCATCGGCAGCGGATCGCCGGGCCGCCGCGTGTTGGCGGTGCGGCGCAACGGCTGCAGCCACTCGACCACCACGGCCTCGATGTCGGCCGGGCCCTCGCCGAGAAGTTCGGCGCTCATCAGTCAGGCCCCGTGCCGCCGTAGTAGGCGGCGGTGTGCGCGGCCGGCGCGAACTCCTCCGTCGGCGTGTACGGGCCCCAGTGCCGCTCGCCGTCCAGGTCGATCCAGGTGGCGTGGCCGCCCTCTTTATCCGGGCCGGTGCCGTACTCGATGGCAGCCGCGTGCTCATTCTGGGTGCCCACCTGGTAGCGGTACAGGTTCTTGCCGGTGAACCGCCCGCCTACACCACCGGGTGCGCCCTTGGGTTGGCGGCCCCGGCTAACAATCCCGATCCTGATGACCTCGATCGAGTCCGCGTAGTCACCGGTCGCATACGGGTGCGGCCCCATCGCCTCCCAGATCGCCACCCAGCGGTTGGCCACCTCGTCGGCGAAGTCCTCGGCGTCGCGCCGCAGCGCGCTGTCGCGGCCGAGTTTCAGGCGCAGCTCACGCTCGAGCTGCTGGACCTCAACCGCCATCAGACCCGCGCCACGCCTCGCCGCGGCCGGAGGCAACAGCGGTACTGAACGTATCCGTCGCGCCGACCGCGTCGGCCTTCTTGTCCTCGGGCTTCTTGTCGTCGGCCTTCTTGTCGTCGGCCTTGGGTGCGGCCTTCTTGGCGGGCTTGGCCTTCGCCTCGACCGGCTCGACGAAGCCTCCCAGCGAGTCCGCGTCCTTCTTGCTGAGTGTGACTATCAGCCCGGCCTTCTTGAACTTGCGCCCGTCGCCGACCGGCACGTAGCAGGACTCTGTCACCAGATACTTCTCGGGCATGGCGCTCCTCTATCCGATCTGCTTCTTGCTGATGATCGTAGCCTTGAAAGGGTTGGTGAAATCGTCATGCGGACGAGGCCCGCCGATCACCTGGTACTCCTGGTCGCCGACGCGGATCGCATCATCTGGTGCGATCGCCTTCACGGCGTCGAGCAGGGCCTGGCTGTATTCGCCGATCGGAATGGTGGTGCGCCACATCTCGGTGGCGATGTCGAACTGCAACTCGGCCGTCTCGCGGAACGTCAGCGGGCGGTGATGACACCCCGGCAGGGCGATGGTCGTCTCGACCTGGGTATAGGTGCCCAGCGCACCGGCGGTGGTCCCGTCGGAGCGCGCGACGATCGTGACGACTTCGTTGCCGAACGGCATGGCTACCTAGACCCGGTCGGGCTCACTGGCATACAGCGCCCGCTGCTGCTGCTCGGCGCTGCCTTCGCTGTCGTGACATCCCTCTACCTCGCCGGTAGCGGATTTGACCACTGCCCACGGCTTGCCTGCGGGGCAGCGATCGTCTTTGCGAACGTCCCAGGGCATTGGCCTCGCCTCGCTTCTTGTTTACAGGAACTCCAGCCGCGGCAGCTCGTAGTCGCACAGGATGCTCTTGACGCTGTAGAGCACGCCTTCGGCCATCGCGCTGTACGGGTTGCCCCAGGTGTAGGTCACGTCGTCGACCTTCTTGGACACCAGATCGGACTCGCCGCGGCCGACGCCGACCAGTGACCCCATCTGATCGACCAGCGTCAGCACCGCCTGACGCCAGTCGGCGGCCTCCTCCTCGGTGTAGCCGTGATCCATCGTCACCGCGACACCCTGATAGTCACCCGACCACCAGCCCCCGGAACGCTTGCGCACCGAGATCGGACGCTCAAGAATTCCGGGTGGCCCACCCGCCGACCAGTTCAGGTCGTCGATGTTCAGGCTCGTGCCGTCCTCGACGACGGTGGTCAGCTCCACCAGCTTGCGGGTCGGCAGAGTGAGGATGCGACTGCCGGGGCCATCGAGGATCAGCTCGTCATCCTCGATGACCGGCGACACATGCCAGCCGACTTCCCGCCGCGCTGTCACCAGCGCGGCGGCAAGCATCCGCTCTACTTCAGGATCGTCGGCGAGCATCCGTCCAGCGGTGAACTGTTCGACATCGTCGGTGGTCAGTTCGCCCATGACGGTTCTCTAGGACTTCCCCTTGGCCGCAGTCGAAGCCGAGGTCGAAGCCGGGGCCGGAGCCGACTTGGCCTCCGGCTCAGACTTGGGTGGCTCGGGCTCCGGCTCAGGCTCAGACTCCTTCTTGGCCGGAGCCTTCTTGGTGTCGGCCCCGCCGGGGAACAGCTTGCCCTTGACCACCTTGCTCCGCGGTGCCTGACTTGTGTTCTCGCCATCGGCGGCAACACTGCCACACACCACAGCCTGGTTAGGGCTGATGTACGGATCAAGAGGCATGATCAGCTCGCCGTCAGCGGGATGATCGCGTCGTCGTCCACCGTCAGGGTCGAGAAGTAGCCCGCGTAGGCGACCTGCAGCCCGAACACCGAGGGCTCCACGACCTGCAGGGTGCCGACCCGCTGCTCGAAGCACTCGATGGCAGCCGTCGAGAACGCGAACGCCTCACCGGCGCCCAGACCCGCGGACATGTAGACGGGCACGCCGCCGACGGTGCCCATCAGGCCCTGGTTGAACCCGGCAGCGGTGAAGCCGGGCGACTGTGCGTTCTGCGGGTTGACCGGCGAGAACAGCGGACCGAACACGCCGAGCACGTCGGGTGCCACCGCGATGATCACGCGGCCCTGACCCTTGGTGACGCCGTAGATGGTGCCCACGGCCTCCCATACCGCCGCCGCGACAGTGGCATCGGTGGGGGTGGCCCCGTAGCCGATGGCCGCCGTGCTGGTGGCATCCAATGCGTCGCCGAGAGCGGCCTCGGTGGTGATCGCGTACTGCTGTGCGAGCCCGTTGACCACCAGGTCCAGTGCCGACGGGTTGGAGAAGTCGATCGTCTGCCGCGAGACGTTGACGTAGCCACCGTAGGTCTTGGCGGTCACCGTCTTGCGGGTGATGATCATTTTCTGGCTGTCGAGCTCGACCTTTTCCTGCGTCGGCCCGCCATCAGTGCCCTGCAGGCCCACCGCGGGTTGCTGCGACACAAACGGCCGGTAGAACGTGGAGCTGGTCATCGCCATCGGACCCAGTGCCGACACCAGTGGCCGGGCCGCGTCGATGAAGTTGATGACCGGGCCGACGATCGGATCGGGAATCACACCCAGCGAGTCGCCGGTTTTCTGGTGGTCAGCCTGGCGGGTGAACACGTCGAGGCGTTCGGTGGCGTCCCGGTTGCCCTGGGCGCTGTTCCACATGTCGATCATGTAGGAGCCGGCGGAGCGGTACTCCACCTCACCGAGCTGTGGGCTGCCCTTGAACTTGTTGATGGCGCCGTCGATCTCGCGCGCCCGGTTGCGCGTCTCGAACGCGATCCGGTTGACGTCCTCGACCTGCTCCATCTGGGACTTGATCGTCTCCATCCGGCCGCGGCACTCCGCCACCATCTGGCTTTCTTCCTCGTTGAGGTCGCGATTGGATGCGTTGGCGCGCTCGAAGATACCCCGTACTAGGGTGTCTTTCTCGTTGAGCTCTGTCTCGTGACGACGGATCATTTCGTCGCCGGAATGGGCGTTACTAGCCATGAGTGGCTCCTTAACCGAAGGGAAACAACATTCACGGCCCTCCGCAGCCAACGAGATTCGCCTCCGGCCATACAGCCCTGGAATCTGCGGATCAGATTAGCAGGATTTTGGGGCAACCCGCCCAGAAGCCCACTGCAAAATCGGGTCGTCGAGGAACTGATTCATCAGCGGCGTATCCGACAACGGTGGCAACTCGGCCTCAAGGTTCATCTCGTTGCGCACTGCCAACACCCGCGCACCCTCATAGGCCGGTGTGCCCACCAGCGCCACATGGTCGAGGTGAGCCTTGTGGATACGTCGCACTCGGGCACGGCGGTCAAGAACCTGATCGCGAGGATCTTTGATCATGAACCCTGCGCTGGCCGACAGCACTTCGTCACGGGCTAACTCCAGCGCTTCATCGCCACGATCAGTGCGGCTGATCCGGATTTCGATGGCCAGCCCCTCGGGATGGTGGGGGTCGGTACTGATCGCCTTACCCACCAGCCACTCAGGGTTGTGCTCACGGTTGACAGGAATCCGCTTCTGGCGGGCACCGATAGCGTCAAACGCCGTGCGCGTGAACACTTCGTCCCACACCTCTTGGCGATACATGATTTGCGTCGGCTGCTCATAGGGCACGGCGATGAGGCTGATAATCCGTTCGCCGAAGTCGACATTGCCGACCACAGCGGCGCGAGTTTCGATCATCGGGACGCTGGCGCTGAGGTCATTTTTTTCGTCATCTCCGGCCATTTAGCCACTCCCTATTCCAGGTTCGTTCATAGATTACCGCAGCAATGGCTTATACCATGAGCATCGTTCTGTTACTCCATTGTTCGTGCGGCCCCACCCGTAAAGCACGGCGCGGCGAGCGGCGACGATGGGGCGCGACCAGGCTCGTCACATCTGCATGATCCACCAGCGACGGCACCGCGTAGGCGACACGCCGACCGCTGCCCCGTGCCCACAGGCTCATCGCCCTGTCGATGGCGTGCCTCTGGCGATACCCCAGCCCTGTGATCATCGGCCCCACCAGGTCGTCGCGCACCGCCAGGGCCACCGCACTCAGGACGGTCCCGCTGGTGAGCAGCCAGTGCGCCCCGGTGCGGTCGGCCTTGCTGACCGCCGTCCGGACACGGATGTCGTCGGCGTAGCCGCCGCCCAGGTACAGCGACACGATCGGTTCGGGTGCGACCTCCAGCGCTGCGGTGAGCTGCGACCGGAACTGCGGGATCGGCAACGCATCGTCCTCCAGCACGACGTGCCAGTCGGCTTCCAGGGCGGCGTGCCAGTTCCAGGCGGCCATGTGGTTCCCCCGGCAACCGAGGGTGCCGTCGTCCAGCCCGACGTAATCGGCATCAACCTCGGTGGCCAGCCCCACCCCCATACCGTCGCGGCGTGCGTCGGCGACGACACCGATAGCGACGGTGGGTGTCACGGTGTCCCGCCACCACCCAGGCCGGGCTTGCGACCGGACCCGGCACCGGGATGGCGCTG